TATGGAGCTTATTATATACTATATTTTTGGGTTGTCAATAGGTAAATGTAAAAAAAGGCTACCGAAGTAGCCTTTTTGTTTTAAACCACCAAATCGAGTTCTTCTTCGGTTTGCGTAACACCGAGTGTTGGTCTAATTGGTTCTAACCAAGTATCTGGGATGTAAAGTTTTGGTGATTCACCAAACATTCCTTTTAAACCGTAATCAGCAGCAACCCACCAATAATGATCTGTGGTGTGTGCTTGGCAAACTAGACCATTAAAGTTGAATTCTTCACCTTCTTGAAAATGGCCGATGTAAGTTTCAACCAAAACAGTTTTACCTCTATTGGAATCTCTGATCGAGTAAATGATTTCAGCAAGATCACCTTTTTCACACTTCATCTGAACCTCTCAGCAGTTTAATGTTTAAAACCATATTTTCAACAGTTAACTTAGTAATAGTCGAAAGCAAGATTAGTTTGTCGTCGTCATTGTATGCTCGTTTATCGAACATTTCAAGCACTGAAGCACCAACCATCGCAAATGCAGACTCTTTAGTTTGGCCAAGAATACCAAAGTCAATTGGGTCTTCTTCGTCAATACTCATCGCAATATCAACTAACGTATCTAGTGAGATATTTTTCATGGTTATGCTAAAGCAATGCCAGTGGTACCAGTTAAGTATGAATCTGCCATTGCCTTAGCAGATCCCATGGCAGCAGCGATTGCTGATTTGAACACGGAAACATCAGCATCTGGGCTAACAGTGAATAAGTACGGAGTCATGCCAATACCACCAGCTGGATCCATTGTTAATACCATTGGTTTTGATACTTTATACGCGGTATCAGTTTCTTCAACTAACTTACCGATAAGTTCTTCACCACTGGTAAGTTTTAAAGTAACTACTTCACCGGTTGTTAAACCTTTGTTTATAAAAAGCATGATAATCCTTGGATTGAAGTTAAAATAAGATTGTACTACTTAATTGGCTTGTTGTCAATCAAAACCATTTGCCGATTTTCTTAATCGTATTATTTGCAGCATGACCGATGTCATTTCCTACATTAACCACTGCATTACCAACATCAGTTGCTGTGTTAACGACTGCATTTCCTACAGTTTTGCCAGCATCAACAACTGGCACTACTACAGTGGTTGCAGCATTAACGACGGGGGTTGTATCAACTGAAATGTGGGTATCAATATCAACACCTGCAAGTAATGCAATTTTACCAGCGGCATCTAGTGTGACAGTATTACCATCGAGTGAAACACCACCTCCGATACTAGCACCAACTTGGGCACCAATACTAACGCCAGCGGTGGCACCTGCAGTTACGCCGTTGCTACTAATTTCAGCACCAATACCAACACCGGTACTAGCACCAGCCGAAGCACCCGCATTACCTTGAATGCCATGCGCACCTATCGAGGCTTCAGCCTCAACGCCTGCATGAGCTTCAGCATTTGCATCTGCTGATACTGTGGCTTTTACCGTACTAGTATCACCAATTGATGCATCTGTATGGGCATCCGCATGTGCCTCAACATCAGCACCTGCTTTGGCTACGACGTCAGTGCCATTAAAGCCGACACTTGCACCTGCTTGTGCACTGGCCTCGGCGTCAGCAGACGCCTCGGCACCCATAGATACACCACCTACCGTAGTTCCAGCGGATGTTTCGGCAGTTGCTTCAGCACTAGCAGATGCACTAACACTGGTATCGGTTACTTCAGTTGATACGTTTGTTTTTGATTCAGAACTCATGGTTTTTCCTAACAGGTTAATGTAAGTGGATCGATCTTGTTAAAATCGATATAATCATCTTCAAAGAAACTAGGAAAGACGTTGTCGTATTGAACCGGTGGTGTGACTTTGGTCATTACTAAATCCAAATGTTCTCTAATGGCTTGCCACTGTTCTTTGGTCGGTGGATTTGGATGTAATTCGGCTTTGCCTTGTAGCCAGTAGCAGAAGTTTTCAGGTGTCATTTTGATTCTCCTATGCCCATACATCACCCCAACTACCCTGCAATGCTCCTTTAGAATAGTCAGTGATTGTTGTTTCAAAGAAATTACCATGGATTGGTGTGTTAATCATCTCATCAATCCAAGTTAGTGGGTTTTTCTTTATTTTGTATATCCCCTTTAGTCCCATCGAAATCAAACGTCTATCGCAAATATATCTAATATATTGCTTGATATCTTCGGCGGTTAAGTTCTCCATATCGCCCATACTAAAAGATAAGTCAATAAACTTGTCCTCTAATTCAACCATCTTTTCAGCAATTGAATACAATTCGGATTTTAACTCATCTTTCCAAATGTGTCGATTTTCTTCAATATGCGTTCTAAACAACTTGATCATACCTTCACAGTGAAGCGATTCATCAATTAAACTCCATGATACAATTTGACCCATCCCTTTCATTTTACCATGTCTTGGGAAATTCAATAACATAGCAAATGATGAGAATAACTGTAATCCCTCGGTGAATGCAGAAAACACTGCAATTTGCTGTGCCACGCAACTACGGTCCATCGCGTGGAACTCATCAAAAAACTCATGTTTTTCCTTCATCTCTGCATATTCACTAAACTCATTGTATATGCGTTCTGGCATACCAAGGGTTTCAATTAAATGTGAATACGCGGCAACGTGAATTGCTTCTCTGGCCGCGAACCCGCATAACATCATTCTAATTTCTGGTTGTGGGAAATATGGTAGGTAGTTTTTAACATACCCACCAGCCACATCCAAATCTCCTTGCGTGAAAAATCGAAAGATATTCGTCAAGAAGAATTTTTCAGATTCAGATAATGATTTTGACCAATCCTTAACATCATCTTGCATCGATACTTCAGTAAATAACCAATGACTTTGTTCATGTTGTAACCAATAATCATATGCCCATTGGTATGAAAATGGTTTATAATATGGTCTTTCTTGTGTTAATTTGAACTTCTTTGGTGCCATGGTGCCTCCTATTATTGGCATGCTAAACATTCATCACCATCTGCTACATGGTGCATATCGATTTCTTCAATTATATTCCGTTGTATTTGCTGTGAAACTTTGTCAGCTTTTCTTACTTTATCGGAACGTAGATAGTATAATCCTTTAAGACCTTTTTTCCAAGCAGTAAAATGCACTGCATGTAAATACTTGATGTGTGCATCTGGTCTAAAGAATACGTTAACCGACTGTCCCTGATCGATATACTGAGCCCGATCAGTGGCTAATTCAATAACCCATCGTTGGTCAATTTCTAATGCAGTTTTGAATATCATCTTTTCGTCATCTGTCAATATGGTTAACTTCTGAACAGACCCGTCATCTGCAATAATTGACTTCCAAACATCATTGAGTTCATCATCTGTAAGGTTTTTAGTTAGTAGTAATTCATTCAACCAACGATTCTTATATATTGAAAAACCAGATAAGGTATCTTGTCTGTAAGCATTTGCCCTAAATGGTTCAATTCCAGGAGATGTGTTACCCATCAAAATGCTGGAGCTGGCATTCGGAGCTACAGCCATGGTGTGTGAAAACCGTTTACCATAACCAATTGCATCTGGGCATTCACCACGTTCAATAGCCAATTCTTGATTAGCTTTGTCTAAATGTGTCCGAATGCTTTTAAATATTCTCATGTTGGTGCTTTTTGCCAATGCACATTCAAATGGTATGTTGTTCTGTTGCAAGTAAGCATGGAAACCCATAACTCCAACTCCGATTGCACGTTCTCTCATAGCAGAGTACTTAGCTTTATATATTTCAGGTGGAGCGGTGTTAATGAAAGTTTCTAGTACATTATCTAGCATTTCCGCTACATCTTTATGGAATTGATAATCATCTTTCCAATCATCATAGTAATTCAAGTTCAACGATGCAAGGCAGCATACTGCAGTTCTTTCTTCATCAGTCGATAATTCTATCTCCTGACATAAATTTGAACCATGTATCTTTAATCCTAATGCTTTTTGAAATGCTGGTAATGCTCGATTCGCGGTATCAATAAAATGCATATACGGTTCGCCACGTTGAACTCTAGTTTCAATGAGAAGTTGCCACAATTCTTTTGCTGACACGGTTTCTACGACTTCTTTAGAAGCTGGATCAATGAGATTCCATGAGTCGTCATACTCTGGATCTATCATACATTTTTCAATGATTTCCATGAAATCATCAGTAATATTAACACCATGATTCAAGTTTGGACATCTAATATTTGGATCGCCCGTTGCTTTGCGCATCTCAATGAAAGGTACGATTTCAGGATGCGAAATGTCCAAATATGCTGCATAACTACCACGTCTAGTTGAACCCTGCTTGTATGCTAAACACGAAGCATCGTATGTTTTTAAATGTGGAATAATACCAGTTGATTTATCATCGGCAGATCTAATATCCATGTGAATACCAACGCCACCACCCAACATTGATAATGTATTAACTTCTGTTAGGGTTTCAATTAATCCCTTTGCTGAATCTGGTAGATATGTTAGAAAACACGAAATCGGTAATCCTCGTTTATTTCTGCCATAAGACAATTCAGGGGTTGCGTAGCTCAACCAATGGTTCGAAGCATATTCGTATAATCGCTGTGCATGTTCAGGATTTGAACTAAACGACTTTGATACGTGTGCATACCTCTGTTGCGGTGAAGTTTCATGATCCATCATGTATGATTCTCGCAATCTTTTTAATCCCAAATCATCAAATAGTGCGTCTTTTGACAAATCAATAGAAATGTCCATGTAATCAATTCTTTCTGATGAATCAGGTGTTATAGTGTTGTCTTGTTGCATACGTTCCTCGTGTGGTTAAATTTAGCTAATTCTTTGTTGTAAAGCTGCAATATATTACACTTTCATTGAATTAGCAAGATGCTTGTTTAAGATTGTCGGCTTGTTGTTCTGCAAACTCAATTGCAGTAGGATAATCGACAGTGTATGTCGATTTTTCAGTTAAAATTCTGATTGCCATGCGTGCCTCTTATTGATTGTATGATATTTAGGCTAGAAAAAGAATCACCGCACTAGATTTAGTACGGTGAAATACAGAGTTTACTACAATTGTTACAGCTTGTAAATGAAAGATTTTAAAATACCATTCACAAATGTAAAGCTGAAATTTTAAGGCATATTAGCAAATGCATTGGTTATTTTAAACATATTTGAAAGGTTACCACCACTAGCAACTGATACCCAAACGTCATAAAAATAAATCCCTAATGATGATAAATCTGATGACGAGAATGTAACAACAGTATTCCCTGCCGTGCTGGTAATGGATCCTGATGCGGATGCATCCGCTGGTGCATTCGGATTTGATATTAAGAATACGGTGACCGTTGCTCCTGGTATAGTATTTGAACTAGATACCGTTATAGTTCCACCTGCCGCTCTTTCAGCAGCCGTGAGTGTATCACCCCAGCTGATATTGGTAATTCCAGATACAACCGGTACAAAATCTAACTTGAATCCAGTACTAATTTGTCCAAAACCCTCATTACCAAAAAGATCGGTGGCGGTGGCGAATACAGCATAAGTGTAACCAACAGTAGGGTCTAATGCTAATAAATCGGCACCTGGAATGGATGTGGATGCGGTGTTGTTTGATACAGTTGCCGTGTACTCAGACCCAACCGCTGGCCAATCAGCTGGATATCGGTAATTAGGATTAGAATCTAAATGTTTTCTGATAACAAATACCACAGTTCCGCCATTTTCAACACTTTCGGTTGTTGCAGTAACAGTTCCACCAGCAGAGGCACTTGCTACATTGAGTGGAGTGCTCCAACTTTTTGTGCCACCAGTAACGGCTGCATACGAATCTAACCTAGTACTAATACCAGGACTTTTTTCACTTTCGTTTCCAGCATCGTCTAATATAGTATACTTGAAGGTCCAGGTAGCATCCACTAGCAATCCATAGGTAGTTACTGGAGTTAATGGAGTTCCGAATATTAAAATAACTTTAGATGAATCATTTGGATCTACGGTACGTGTAGTTGTAAACGCTGCTTCAGTTTGACCAGATGCAGTAGCATATACACGATACCAAGTAATTCCACTATAATTATTAACTTTCAACGCAGTAATATATTTAACGACAGGCGCCGTGCCAAAAACCCCTGTTTGATCTAAATATGAATACGGTGCAATAGTCGGTGTAGTTGGTGCAGTTGTGTC